GGCAGCGCACAATGTTCGCAGGGGCATAGATGTAGATAAGGTTAAACGAGTGATCGTATTTAGCGATGCTCACTTTACCGATACCACTACAACAGCATTTAAAGCGTTGCTGTTAATGATTAAAGAGTTTAAGCCGCAGGTCATTATCTGTAATGGCGATGCGTTTGACGGTCAGATATTAAGCCGCTTTCCTAGCATTAATTACGATAAAAAACCCAATGTTTTACAAGAATTGAACGCTTGCCGTTACCATTTAGACGAAATTGCTAAACACCGCCCAGCAGGGTGTGAATTGATATGGACTTTAGGTAATCACGATATGCGTTATGAATCGTGGTTAGTTAATAAAGTGCCTGAATATAGCGGTGTTGATGGATTTAGCCTTAAATATCACTTTCCTGAATGGAAAACCTGTTGGTCTTACTGGATTGGTGAAGATACCGTAGTTAAACATCGCCATCGTGGTGGTCGTATGGCTGGTTACGCTAACTTACTAGCGGCTGGTAACACCAACATTATTACGGGCCATACCCATATATTAGCCTTACAGCCAATTACCAATTACCAAGGCACTTATTGGGGCGTTCAAACAGGTTGCCTTGCCGATCCTATGTCACCTAGCTTTGAGTATGCAGAAGATGGGCCTAAAGACTGGCGTAGCGGCTTTGTAATGCTTACATTTGACCAAGGCAGAATGTTAATGCCTGAAATGATTATGGTCAGCGATGAGCAAAACGGTGAGTTTGAATTTCGGGGCTGTATAAATAAGGTATGAAACTAACGCCAGCCGTACTTAGCAATCTATACGCTTCTTTAGCGTGTTGCTATCCGTATAGTCGTTGGAAAATGCCGCTGCCTGAAGAAATCAATTTTGTAGTTACAGAAGATCCTGAATTGATGGGTACTTACCTTTATACAAGTGATGATTTTGAGCATACGATTACGGTGTCATCTGCACGGTGCGGTCATTACTACACCGTATTGACTACTTTATGCCATGAAATGGTACACATGAGTTTTCACCGACAAAAAGGCGATAAGTGGTTACATCATGGAAAACCATTTAGGGATCGTTGCAAACTTGTAGCTACAGAATTAGGTCTTGATCCGTTAGAACTATAAATTGCGGTGGTAAGCGTCTTTAGGGTTATTAAGCATTGATTTAATAAGTTCATCTATACTAAAAAAGTATTGAATAACTTTCATACCTTTATGGGTATAAATTGTGAAGCTCATTTAGTAGCAATCAAGTAAGCCCCAAAATTTGCAAAGCAATATCCAGCATACATGCAAGCCAATCCAGCATTTCCTTTAAATCCTTGCTCGGCAGAAATATAGGCATAAATTAGACCTGTAAGAATTATTAGCCAGCTACTCATTTTATAAGCTCAAGTGTCTGAGCGAGTAGTGATTCTTCAGTAACATCATATTCTGCTTCAAATCTTCTACGCCCCATTCCGTGAATACTGGTATTTGACCCCCGATGATGGTATGGGCAGAGCGGTATAACAGGGGCATCACTTCGTCTACCAGCTCTTCTAATGTGATGCAATTCTGCTGGCGTTCCCTCAAAGCCTTGATGCCGACATAATGAGCATCCCAATTCAGCAATTTTTCTGTATTTTTCTTTTTCACTTTTAGTGGTCATTTATATGATCTACGGTCATCTGTTCTAACTTTTCTGCAGATTCAGCAATATCTACGCTGATCTCGAGCATTTGGGTTAAATCATTGCGCCTTAACGCATCATCGTACATTTTAGATAGTAGTTTAAGAATAAGGAATTCTTCGGTTATTTTTAATTGTGTCATTTTAAGATTCTATCTTGATTACGGTTTGATACTTCTAAAGTTTGCCATGTAGCGTGTCTAAGCCTAGCAGCTTCTAATTCCCATTTGAGCTTTTCAGCATTTTCTGTAGCTGCTCCAATCGCTTTACATAAATTTTGATAATCTTCGCTTCGATAAGCCTCACGCTCCTGCGCCCCGATAGTTTGTTCGTTAGTTTCAGCCATTTTAATTGCCTTGAGCGAACTTTTATACGCTTCAAGTTGTGCAAGTTCACCTTTTGCTTGTGCATATTTACCTGCGTTCTCAAGGATAAAGTCTATACATTTGTTTGGGTCTATCTCTCTCATTTTCCTAACCTTTTCTTAATTAACATTTTCATGCGTTCTTGATCTTTCTCTTGTACAAGTAACCGTACAACTTCATCCCAGCCCCGTCTTTTAGCTACGCCTATGTACCAATCAACAAGATAATCTTCATGCTTGTTCTTCAATTTGCTTTATCTTTTGACTAATTCTTGCTCTCCATTGTTGCCAACCCTCTCCAGCGTAAGCCTGACAACCGACTTCTTGCGCCTTGGCCTTCGTTAATTCCTCGCTAGAATACCAAGGCAATTCAGGTTTTTTAATCTTTTTGACTTCCATATCCAGTTCATCTTCCCAGCGGCCTTGATTTAGCCAAGTCGCTGGATGCGGTATATAGTCTTTTTCAGTCTGTTTTAGCTTCCAATATTCTAAATGCGTAGGAAGGGCTAGGAGCGCATCTTCTTGCTCTTGATGGGTTAGCCTATCCCAAGACTTTTCAGCAGCCCTGCGGCCTTGTTTGCGAGGATAAATGGCATAAAAATCAGCAAAGTTCATCGTGTTATTTCGTCAAAGTTATAAAACCATTCGTCTTTGGCTGACCATTTGGCATGGTTTTCAACGCTATAGATTTCTGTTGGTATCTTAAAATCAGGGGTTTTTAGTTCGGCTGGCACAAGCGATACATCGTACCAAAGGCAGCGGTTATTAGGCTGACAAGCAAATTGCCCGTTATCCAGCTTTATAAAGTTGTACGACTTGTGTTCTTCGACCCCTTCGCTAAAGGTTGTATTTAAACGATTACTGTCAGGATCGGCAAAATCAATGGTGAACAGGTAATTGCCAAAGTGAAACTGTTTGTCTTTACCAAAGTATTTGACCTTAAGCCCACGCAAGTTAGACTTTTCAATCACCGCCATGTCGTATGACAAACAGTCCCATATCTGCAAATAATCCAGCGGCAGAGGGTCAACGACTTCCTTCCATACATACGCACTTATTGGCAGTTTGTCGTACAGCGCACCGTAGTTGGTCAGCATGGATTCAATGCGAAAGGCTTGACCTTTTATAGCTTTGGCGGTCATCCATACACAAGGCTCTAGTTCTCCGTGACCCTTCTCATGGTTGTAAAGGTACTCTTTACGGACAAAGCATTTAACGGGGGGTATGTTAGCTACTAGAAATGTCATTTATTTATCCAAAATAAGAATATGCCAGCAAGCAGCATAACGGTTGCAAACATGGCAAAAACGCCTAATGCAAACACAATCATTACTGTTTCGATCATTGCATCACCCTGACGCTAGGTGGGCTTGGGGGTGTCATTGGTACTGTATACATTGGAATTCCAATGGCTGCGCCTTGGGGTGTTACGATTTGGTTGGGGTAGACCGTCAATGGTTGACCTACGGTATTACCGTTAGGCGTTAATACATTAACAGTATTGCCGTTTTGCTGAATGTAACCAGTAACTTGGCCTTGTGGGTTTGTAATTACATAGGTTTGGGCGTGTGCAGGAACTCCATAAGCAAACATCGCACCAATAATTGCCCCTAATATGCAAGCACCTAATAAATCTTTCATTTTCTATACCTTTTCTGTTTCACTCGTTATTGAGTAATGCTAGTTTATTAAGTTATCTTAACTGTTGCAAGCACTAATTACTAAGTAGTTTCCCTTAGTGTTGTTTTTTCCCAATATTTAGGTGAAACGCCAACATTGTAGGCAAGTCCAAACATTTCAGTCATTTCAACAGGTCTAGCTTGCAGGAAGGCTAGGTGGTCATTTACCGCTATCGCTATTTCGGGCGGTGGTGGTTCATCTACCCAAACCCATTTGCCAGCTTGTTTTTTAAGCATCATTTCTCCATAGAACGACCAACCACCGATGTGGGTTTTATTCTAGTGATGTATGCCGTTGCAAGGCTGTCCAAGTCGGCTAGAACCGATTACTTGGGGGTATTGCAGGTGTCGACCCTCGCTCCAGTTCATTCTCCAACTGGCCTCTACCCCATCTAGCCCATTTCGCTGGCATTTTGCGACACTCGGTAACCCGTTCGTTTCGCCAGCACAAATGAAAAAAGCTCTATTCAACTGGGCTGGGGTCTGGAAAGATGACAAAGAAACGCAATGTAGTCAATCCAGCCCATGTGAATAGAGCCTTATGCGCTTCGGTGTCGAGTTTTCCAGACCTGACAAGCGCAGTATACCATTATTTAAGCTCAGGCCAAATTAAATGATAATTTTTAGGAAACATGGTTTTTCTTGTAACCGCACCCATAGTTTTATTTTCAATCATAGCAGCTAACATAACTAACTTATCCTGCGGTATGTTAGATTTTTGCCACATAGATACCGCAGCAACGCTTACGCCCACCAAATTAGCTACTTTGGTACAACCGCCTAACAAAACAATAATTTTAGTTGGGTTTAATTCCATGTAAGGTATCTTAACTTATTTACAACACTTTTGCAAATAAACGCTTGACTATGGTTTTAAGTTATCTTAATATCTAAGTACGGTATGTGCCGTGATAACTACCCAAACGGGTGAGAAAGATTAAAAATGAGTGATTACGACCAGCAGTTAGCAGACCAAGTTCAGATGCAGTTTGAACTGGATGAAGTATTCAAAGACTTGGAAGATGGTGTACTTCTTACCGAGCGTCAAGTTGATTTATTACGCCATTGCTGCGGATATGTCGCACCTAAACGCAATAACCATGTAAACCCCGTCATTCGTGACATTGTGAACGACTTTGGTCAAATTTTTGGAGCAAACAAATGATTATTACTGATACGCAAAAAGATTTTAAGATTGCCCCTGCTGGGCTGCACATGGCACGGCTTTATTCCATCATTGATCTAGGTCATCAAGCTACCGAATGGGCTGGCGAAACCAAGATCATGCACAAGGTTGTATTTACTTGGGAACTGCACGGTGACGATGATGCAGGGCTTCCGCTAAAAACAGACGAAGGAAAGCCTTTAATCGTGTCCAAACGATATACCGTTAGTTTAGGCGATCAAGCCCGTTTACGGCAAGATTTAGAGTCATGGAGCAATAAAAAAATGACTGCGGAAGACCGCAAGAACTTTGATTTAAAAGGCTTACTGGGCAAGTTCTGCATGGTTAATATCACGCATAGTGAAGATGGCAAGTACGCCAACATTAGCGGTATTAGTCCTGTACCGTCTGCCCTGCGTAACGCCCAGCCTGAAGGCATCAATCCTACTAATCACTTTTGGCTGGCTGAATTTGACCAGTCTAAATACGATGCGCTGCCTAAGTATTACAAAGAAAAGATTACCGAAAGTAGTGAGTGGCGTGGTCAGAAACAGCGTGAAGCTG